TTCATATTCAGCATTACCATAAATGCCCATGTTGGCACGGAACCGTCTGGCAGCGATTGGAGCAGTTTTATCGAAGGTTGCAGCATACCCAGCTATTACTGTAGCTATATCATCCTCAACATCTGATGGGGCTTTGTTTTCTGCTTTGCCTGCCAGAACTGCGTCTGTAATTTGTCTTTTTGCTAAAAGGCTGACTTGGTCATCTAATGCTTCAATTGCAGCTTTTCTTACTGCTCTGCCATATACACTAGATTTATCACCCGGAATAATTACGCTGGTATTTTGTTCTGCCGCGTCTCTTAATTGTTGCCTAGTTGGCGCATTTAGCGCACCGTACTCAGCGCCTTCAATCTGAGCCTTCTGTTCAGCCTGACGCAAAAAGTAGTTGGTCATGCTATCAAGCGACCGAGCTAAATTAGCAAAGCCTTGTGCCTCAACCTTACTAGCGGCAAACTCTACTTGCGGCACCCTAAGGGCTAGTCCACCTCGTTTTAATCTTACTTGTTCAGCCATGTCACGCTGTCTTCATAAAATCTGGAGTGCCGAATATTTGCATACCACCCATAGCCGTCTCACCTATCCCTATGAGGGCTTGGGTCTGTGCCATCTTCTTAGCGTTCGATGCAGCAGTGCGATACTGACCAGCTTGATATGCTGCCATCTGTTTTGCCATCGTTGCGTTATCACGGGCAATCGTAAACTGATTGACACCTTCACGCATGTTCAGCCTTGCTATTAAATCCTGAGACGAACCGCTTGCAAGGGGGTCCATATTACCAGCAGATGCTCTAGCATTGTTTGCGGCTAATACTTTCTCAAGATTGCTGAGCGCATTGTTTGCTTCTGTCTGATACTCTATTGCCTGCACTCTGCCTTGCAATTCGGTCTGCCGCGCTTGTGCGTTAAACATATTCGCTTGTGCTTTACCAGCATCTAGTGTTGCTTTTGCTTTTAGACCAGCAAAGGCCGCAACTAAGGCTATCTCTACACCACTCATTGTCCCACACTCACTTTATAATCTAAGCTCAAAACTGTAAAAAACAGAGGCTTGCTCTGGCTGATTGTTATCTGTGCATCACGGTCATAGCCGAGAAACCCTTGTGTTTTCTTTACCCCTGAAAAATTCGTGACACCGCCAGCACCACTCAAAGGCAGACTTTGCAGCGGAACCTCTCGCCCGTTGATGGTGATATTCTGAGTTCTGAATAAAACAGGGCTCACCTCTAATATTCTGCGCCGTTGGCTCTGAACAGCACCACTGGACAGTCTGGGCTCAAACGGCTGTGTCTTCACGGTGACAGTGTAATCCAGACCAACCTCTGCATAGCTTGTCGGTGTGCCGCCGAGCGTTACTTGCCCGGAGCTAACAGTCTGGTCTGTGTCTACGATATCGTCTCTGATGACTTTGACTGTTTTGCCTTCCAGGTGTGAGAGGCTACCGGCTGTTGCTGAACCGGGCAGGGCTTGGTCAGGAGATGCCGGACTGTTGTAATATTGGATAGCCGCATCTGTTGTACGGTCTTCATCGAACAGCTCAACATAGTATTTGGTAGCACTGCTAACAGTTCTTTTAGTGATGACATAGATATCATCTAAATCAACGCCTACATCAAAGAAGTCACCATCTGTTGTGAAGCTCGAGGGAGCAACAATCTGTTGAGGCCGGTTTAGCATAAAGGCAGTGATAGTTCCGCCGAACCCGGTGCTAGATGCTCTATAGCCGGTTGTGTTTGTGCCATTTACTATCAGCAACAAGTCACCCTCTGTTGTATCGGTTGCAGCACGTAGAGCCATCCTTTTCGGGTCCACAATCATGTGGGAGGATAATAAGCTCACGTTGTTGGCCACGTAGGACAACTCTACGTCTGAGAACAGCATTTCACGCAAAGCCTTGCCCTGCCGCTGTATGAATAGGGTGCCACCCTCCGCAGACTGTGGCCGCAGTCCTACTTTGCTTCCACGGCGGGTGGCTGACTTGATTGTGATGTTTGATGGTGTAATAGGGTCTAGGTCTGCTTGCGGTACAAAAAACTCTGCCCCGGATGTAAATATCTGCAAGTCTCTGCCTGACCTGATACCATTGATTGCGTTGGCGCTGTCAGTGCTTAATGTGACCAGTATCGCATCATCGTCTAAGGCTTCAGCAGCTTTGAAGTTGAAGAAGTCGTTGACCTTGGAGCCGAACAGTGTGTTGGGGTCTGATGCACTGCCGCCAAAATACAAACGGCTTTCATGAAACGTACAGGTCCGGGGCCAGCCCCGAGTGTTTGACCAGGCATCTACATAACCTGTCTCTAGCTCAAAATCGCCATTTGGTATAGCAGCGCTAGCTTCAAAAAACGGTATCTCAACAATAACCTCGACCTCAGTTGCACTGTTGAACTTTACAATCCGAGCACGGCCAAAGCCGTTTGTTACATTTATAAACTGGTCAACATTGCCAGAAGAAAAGATGCTGTTACTAGCGGTAATAGTTACCGTGCCATCTACCGCGTCAGGTGTAATAGTTCCAGCGGGGTTAGTTGTTGTCAGGCTGTCAGCTACCTTCGGGATAGTCAGGCTGAGAGCTGATGCAGACCACGTTGTGTTGTTTGCTCCTCGTACAAGTTTGAACGGCGCAAAGTTCTCATGCGTTAAAATCAGTGTATCAGCGCTCTGTGTGAAGTATAACTTATTCAGGTCATAGGTGCTGACCTCATACAGAGTTCCGACTGTGTAGTCCAGATAGTCATTGCCACTGCCATTGATGTTGGTCAGCAAAGCGCCAGCCGCAAAAAATCTGAACCTGATGGTTGTCTGGTTGTTCACCGCTGATGCAACAATCATGAAGTTTTGCGTAGTGCTGAACTCAAACGGTATCATGGCTGAACCGTTGCTAGGATTGTCGTTGGTGATATCGAGCAGAAACTTCAGCCCCGGCCTGCGACTAAAACCACCCTGAGGCTCAAACAGCACGTTGTTTGCTACATCGACAGAGCTATAATACTGCTGCAAGTCTATCCGGCCCCGGAGTAGGGGGTCTAGCTCACCAACGGTAAAACTTGACTGATATTGCTGTATCCGACTCATCTTACATCCGTTAGCAGATAATCACCTACAACAGACGGTGTCTGACCGCCTGCGTCTATGTTGGCAGCTTGTCTGAAATATCCGCCTCGCAGACCTTCGCCTGGAGTGCCAAGTGCTACTGAGCGCCAGTATTCAGATTTTTGTGTTTGGTCTGTGATGACCTCGGCTAGATGCCACGCCATCTGATAGGCTAGGAGCTGCACAAAGTATGTGGGCATCCCGCCTTCGCTGACTGCTTTCTGATAATCTATGTGTATTTCTTCAGCATCTGTCATAAGCACAGCGCCGCCTGATGTTGACTGCGCTATCTCCCACTGCTTGAAGAGCTGACCGCCAGCCGCCGAGGTGGTGCGTACTGCCCTCGGAACGCCGAGCAGCATATCGTTGGGAAGCAGATACTGATATGTCCACTCATTCTGAGGTGTGACCGTATCTCTTGCTAGTTGTGTTTTTGCGATAGTAAAGGACCACGGATACATGCCCATAGTCGAAAACTTTACTTCGGTGTAAATCGTGTTGCAGGCTTGAGCACCGGGCGTTCCATCGCTGAAAGAAGAAATGGCCTCTGCGCCAAGTAAGAGCAGGGCCTTGTTACAAATACTTACATCGCTATCGCCAGCGGCCATCTACACCTCCGAGGGATGAGGGGGCGGCAGCTTGCCGCCCCGCTCGATTAGTCGCTATCAGTCTGGCTGATGCTGGTGCCGTCTGAAACGTCCACGACTCCTGATGCGTTGGACACAACAGTGTGTATTGACGATGCCAGTGTACCGCCAGTAGATGTCACCGAAATGATAACATCACCGACAGAAACATCATCAGACACGCTGTTGAAGTATCCAGCGCCATCCACAGTTCCTACAGCATCGGTGGTTGTGTAGGTAAATAACTGTGGAGCTGTGCCTTTCTTAGACTGACCACCGATTGGGTTCCAACCCGCTCTTGCAAATGCCATTTGTCAGCCCTCCTATTCTTCGCAGATTACGTCAACAATCCCGTCAACATCTATCGCACCCGCACCCATAGAGAGCATGGCTGTGATTAAGAATGATGTTTTTTCTGGGATGTAGTTGATTTCGGTTTTTGGTGCGATACCCACAGCGACCC